ATAACGGCTGATGGTTATATTATTTGCAAACATAAAAAAGAGGCTGCCTAAGTTAGAATTGTTAGACAGCCTCTTTTACTTTAAGCAATTTTTAGTTACATTTGAATAGCACAAACAAATGTTTTGTGTCGACAGGTATCTTAAAAAAATCTGTCAAAAGATGGGGAAAGGGTTAGTACCCCTGACCTCTGATAATAATTAATTTATTTTTTAATGTTTAACCTAAAATTCACAACAACAAAAATGAGTTTTAGCGTTGAGGCTGGTTCGCCGTATTTAGCTGCCCCCTCAGCAAGCAAAACAGGAGATTGGTTCGACAAATGGACGAACAGGGCATTGAAACTTGCCACACTAATTTCGGTTATCAAATGGATTGTTATTCCGCTTTTTATGTAACCGTATTCTTTGAAAGGAGCCGCTATACACGGCCCCTTTTTTATTCCATCGCCGCCAACGAGAGCGGCAGCGCATGTTTCACGCCCTTGTCGTCCTTATATGAGACCGAGATGAACTGGCACGTATCCACAGGCCGATAGGCGCTCTGGATGATGTCGGTCGCCTCGATCAGCTCCGGATAGCCCGACTTGCGGGCGATCTCCCGCAGTTGGAGCACGCGGCTCGCTTTGAGGTTGCCCTTGCGGTCTTTGGCCAGCAGGTTCATGACCATCTCCGTCAGCGCGGCCGAATCGTCGTCTTTGGCCAGCGACTTGATGAATGTCTTGACCTTGTCGACGCCGGCGTTCACCGTGTCGTCCCAGCCGTCGTTCGTGCGGTAGCCCAGAGCAACCGTAATGCCGCCGTCCGAGGTCGTGAACTGGTTGCTGTGACGGTCAGATTTCGTTCTGAACAATTCCTCTTTGAGTGCGATCAGCCGCTCGGCGTCGCCGAACACATCCTCCTTCGCCCGGCGCATCTCTTCGCTCAACGCCTGCAGGCGGGCGAACTTGCCCCGGCAGAACTCGTCGACGGAATCCTTATACGCCGCAATATCATCTTCGCGTTTCTGTTTCTCGGCACGCTCCTCGGCCTCAAGCTGCGCCTTCAGTTCGGCGCGTTGCGCTGCTGTCATCTTCGTGATGTCCATAATCAGTCGTCGTATATGTCTTCCACTAACTCCATCGGGTAGGTGTTGACCATCCCGCCTTCTGCCTCGGCAACGTCCGTGACGCCAACGAGACGCCCTGCATCGAACACGTAGATCGCCTCGATCAGGTCTCTGATTCCTTTGATTTTTACTTTCATCGTTTTACTCTATTTGTGGTTTGTCGTTGTCTGCGTCGTTGCAATCGCGTCGGCCGCCGTTTGCGGCGGGTTCGCGAGTGCCGTCTCTCCACCCGCGAATGAAAACGGTAGCGAGGAGCCCATCGATAGAAGCCGGCCATCAACCGCGCAAAAGCAAGATTGGTCTTCGATATTTCTTTTGCAAGGAGCTCCATAGCCTTTTGGGTCGTCCGCAGAGGCAAGGAGATCGACCTAACACCATCGAAGGTTGATGCTTCCTGTTCTTCTCCGCCGAAGTCCACCTCCGGCAGCACTCGAAGTGGTTGACCGTTAACCGTCATAACCATATCGCTCCATTCCCGTTCTTCCATTGTTGTTACTTTTCATGGTTCAAAGACTCCAGTTCGAAAAAATGCTCGAGCACCGTAACAGCCTCGCCTATATCGCATCGACGGGCTTCCTGTCGCTCGGTGGCCTCACCTGAATCGTGAATATCATCCAATCGTACTAATTTCTTCTGCAATTCCCGCAATGGTTTCCGCAGGGCATCAGCCAAGATTGCAGCTTCGGTGGGGTTCAATGCGAGCATCGCCTCCGTATATCCGGAACATCCCGAAATAGGCTCTCTAATCCATTTCATCGCTGCTACTTTTTAAGTTCGCCCATCACCCCGCCTCCATGCGGTTCTTCACGCGCTCCTCGCACGCCTCGAGGAACATGCGCAGGCCGGCGATCATCTTGGCATTCTGTTCCGACGGGAACCTGGCATTCAGCTTCTCATGGCGGTCGAGCAGGGCCAGCACCAGCTGTTCGGATTGCAGGCCGGGGATCATCGTCCCGTCGTCGTTCTTCTGCACGAACCGAACGACCTGCTCTGTTTCGACGTACTGCGTCTTGCCGTCATTGAACCCGAGACACTCGCGGATCACATAGCAATGGGCACCGCCGTAGGTCGCATCGTCGACCACCGAGATCGTACGCTCGTCGCTCGGGTAGACCACCGCATCGATGGGCTTGACGTCTTCAATGACACACCATGTGTAAAGTCTTCCAAGCGGAAGTCCGATCTTCGATTCGCTTCCTTTCGCCTGCAGGACGATCTCTTCGTTATCGAATCCTCGGAAGATACCCTGATATTCATCCCGGTTGTTGAAAACCAAGACGATCTCCGCACCTTGACGGCATTCAGTTAGTTCGGCCGGCAACCGCCACGCACCTACTTGTTTATTTTCCATAACTGTCTGATATAAAGGTTAAACAATTCTGTAAGTCGTCCGGACTCGAACCGGAACAACAGCCGCATCGCTTTGGCCATTGTGCTATGCCTCCGGTGGAACCGAAGGCCCTGCCGACCCATTTGCCGGTCTTTCCCGGCTGTCAGAGCCTTTCGCGTCACCTGTCCGATGGAGTCAAGCGTCCTGTTCCGCTTTGCCACCGCCATCCTCCGGCGGGTAATCCCTGCGCCATCGTCGCCCTACTTGCACTCGAGTCTTCATCTAAAAAGGGTTGCGGGTGGCCGGGGACTCGAACCCCTGTGCTAATCTCTAAACAACAGCCAAATTTTCCCATTTCGTTGTCTTTTCCTGTCGCCACCCGTACCAGTTACTCCATAGGCGCACCTCCTTGCTGTTTGATGTTCACATATCGGCGAATGATAGTGAGCGCCCCGTCATATGTATGGGTTTGCATCACCTCTCGCATCATCTGCTCTGCAACGAACTCCGCATGAGCTTTGTCTCGATCTTGCTCTTCACGCGATTTCCGTGTTTGGAAGCCGAGCCTTCGAACGTCGGATAGAATCGCTGCTCGCGCCTTCGCCATCAGGGCGAACACATTGCCGTCCGGACCTTGCAAATCGACTTCGATAATCGGTTTTTCCATATCAGCTCGGCAGTTGATCAGGACGGATGATAAATGGAACCGGAATGACCCGCTGCGGCTTTACGTACTTCGGCTTGCGCAGGATCGCCTCGAGCTTCGGAACCAGAGCTTGCAGCTCGTCGACGGTCAGCACTCCGAACGGTTTGCCGGCGATGCGCGGATCGAGACAGAAGTCGTTCACGGCGGCGAATGTCCTGTCAGCCGTATCGACCCCGAGCCGCTGGATGCGGTTCAGAGCCGCCGAACGGGCCTTGCGCAGCCGCTCCTTGTATGCGTCCGAGGTTTCGCCGAGCTGCTTGCCCGTCTGGAGACATTCGCACATCTCCTCGTACTCGGCCGGGGTCATCTCACGCAACGAGGACGTGCGGCCGCCGGTGAACTGCGACACCAGCACCTCCTTGTGCTGCTCAAGGTCGATGTTCTTCGCTTTGGCGATGGCGTAGAGCCGCGAATAGTTACGCTTCCGTTTCATGGGACTGTTCGGTATTCGTTTCGACAGCTGCGTGAGCATCGAAGGTTTCGGCCAAAAAGATGCGCATCCGCCGCAGACGGGCGATCAGGTATTCGAGAGTAGCACCCTCGCTCTGCTGCCAATCCGCCATCAGGTAGATCGCATCGCTCTTGAGCAGCAGCTTGACGTCTTCGCCCATCTGATCCGCCCACTCCGCCTCGCGAGGCAATCCGTTGCGGAGCGGATTGACAGGCTGGTAACCGAAGCGTCGTATCTTCGCTTCAGCAGCCTTGAATTTTACGACCACCTCGTCGATGGGCAACCCGGTGATCTTTCCGCTGATGTAGATTTTCTTGATATCCATAGGTCAATCTTCGATTATGCCGCTGTCATGCAGCAGGTCCTTAAACCGACGGTCCCGCGCCGCCTTCGTCGGAAACTTCTCGAACGTCCTCCACTCGGGAAATCCGAACTGCTTGTACTTGATTTTCGGCTGCGGGTAGTCGTCCTTGCGGATGATCATGAACCCCGCCTTCAGCACCTTGTTTTGTGAATTCAAATCCATATTATCTCGTGGTTTACTGATTTACCCCCCCCAATAGCGGCGCGCACCCTCTTCGAAGACCGTGCACTCGCCCTTCGGGCCGATGAAACGCCCCTTGCTGAAGGCCCGGTAACCCTCGACCCATATCTTCAGCGAGGCGTCGTACATGATCTTCGTCGCCGCACGTCCATCGGGGCGCTTGCCGTCGGCGTGGCTGACGAAGATGAGCAGCTTGTTGCGGTGACGCTCCTTGAAAGCGACATACTCCTTGTAGGACATCTGCGTATACTGGACCGAGTCGATGACGACGAAATCCCACGAGCGAGGCTTCGACAGGGCTTCGTCCATCTCGGCGAAGTTCATCGAGGCGTTGTACTGGAACTTGCGGCCGCACTCGTCGAGCCGATAGCGGCGGATGGCGTCCTGCGTCGTGCCGCCCAGTCCCTCCTCCAGCGGCAGGTAGAGCACCCGGCCGAACTGGGTCAGCTCCTTGCAGAAGGAGGCGACCGCCGAGGTCTTGCCGTTGCCCGAATTGCCCCAGAAGAAGACCACGCCCGTGCGGTCGATCTCTCCGACACAGTCTGCCCAGATGCCGCCCGGACTGATTGTCCGGCGCTTGAGCGTCAATACCTGTTTGGCTGATAGTGTGCGTCCCATTTGAACAGCGTTTGAACGGGGTTATTTTTTGATCTGGGCGAGTTTCTTGTTCTTATGCACCGACTTGCGCACCCGGCGCATGTCGAAATACTCCTTCGCCTGCCGTTTCTCCCACGGATTCCCGGACGTCGAAACCATCGTACGGGCATCGGATACCACCTCCGCAATCGCATTGTCGGCGGTCAGGCCGTTCGCCCGGCAGACTGCCGTCACCTCGTGGCAGGTCGCGGGCGTCAGGTCGATGAAACGCCGGCCGATGCGGGAATAGATTTCGTCGTAGCCCTTCTTGTCATACTCCAGTCCGATGCTCATGCGGCGCTTGATATATTCGGTCGACAGGAAGATGATGCCGCAGCGGCCTTCGAGGGCATTGTAGATCGAGATGAAGTAGTAGAACACCGTATCCATCAGCTTGTCGCCCTCGTCGAAGACGAGCAGCGGCCGGTCGAGCACGCGCAACTCGTCCGTCACGGCTTGGAGTTTCTCCCGCAGGCTCGTCTGGGCGAGTTTGAGCCCGAGGACGCGGGCCATTTCGCGGATGAAGTCCCCGCGCCGCATATCCTCCGAACACGAGATGACGAAGACGTTTTCATGCTTCGCCGCATAGTCGTGCGCGGTCGTCGTCTTGCCGATGCCGGCATTCCCGACCACCCACGAGACGTTCCGATTCGCCTGTGCGTCGGAGAGCAGAACCGACAACTCCCGGTAGGCAGTTGTTTCGCAAACAGCCCACTCCTCCGGAATGACCGGGGAAACCAGCGACCGAATGCGCAGGAACATCTCGTCGCTGATGCTGTCAAATCGGCCGTTCAGGATCGTACTGACCGTGCCTGCACTCAAACCGAGCGAATTCACAGCCTTGTTCTGGCTGGGGTATTTGGACACATACGCCTGAAGCTGCGCCTGGATGGTCTGTTTCTCTTCGAGTGATAACTGTTTCATTGTCTATTATGATTTTAGATTTACATTCTGCTGAAGACGGCCGTCGGGTCGAAATCCATGTTGCTGGCAACTTTCGTATATTCGCCGACCGCAAGCGGTTCGGCCGCAGGCTCGGCCGGCAGGACCGTTACCGCGTCGGCCAGCCGCTCGTACTCCTTTTCGCTGATGCCTTTAAGGGCCGGAGTCCGCAGCCCGTGCTGCTCCGGAGCGACGCCGTGCTCCAGTTCCAGTGCGTGCGCCTCGATCTGGCGGCGCACCCGCTCGCGCTTGTTCGCCTCGTCGTTGAACCGGATCAGCTCCATGTCGCCCGGCTGCTGCTCCTGAATGTTGCGGCGGATCGAAAGGTAGGGATAGGCCACCGTCTCATAGCGCAGCCCCATCGGCGTCCGGGTGTAGAGCAGCGCCCGGTCCATGCGCTGCGGGTCGAACTTCACGAAGAACTCCCGACCGGTATTGTCCCGGCGCCATTCGTAGTCCGGGCGGCCGTCTGCGGTCAGCACCTCGTAGGTATACTTGCGGTTTCGGTATTGAACCGTGATGCCGTCGGCCGTGAACAGGCTCGGCTGCTCGGTCGTCAGCCAGAACAGGTCGATCATGTCGAACTCCGTAACCGGGTCGGTGGCCGGATTCGCGCTCGCACGGTACATCTCCTCATGGGCGATCCCTGTCCGGTAGTGCTTCATCGCATTCCACTTGCAGCGAGCCGCGGCATAAGCCGCCAGCATCTCCTCGTAGGTGAACAGCTTCTCCTTGTTCGCTTCGAGGAACTCGCGGTTGATCTTCCACGCCTCCTTCGAAGTGATGTTGCCGCCCGTGAAGCGCCAGTCCTCATGCAACACCTGTTGCTGGAAGCGGCCGAATGCCGACTCGATGCTCTTCGACGGTCCGTTGTACGGCGCCGTCGGCCGATTGATGCGGCAGATGTTCGCGAAAAACTTCTGCGCGATCTTGCTCCGTTGGCCACCCTGATTGTCCGTCACGATCTCGTAGGGCTTGCAGCCGGCCGTCTCGACGGCCATGCGAAAGGCGGCGAACTGTGCGTCGAAGTTCTCGCTGGCGCTGACGGAATATCCGAGCAGCGTCTCGCTGTAGGCGTCGATGACCTCATAGACCGAGACCGTGCGCACGACCGTCCGGCCGTTTTCGACCGCCTTATAGAAGAGGTTGAGCTTCGTGCCGTCGCCGTACCACAGCGAATCGCGCATCGTCGGCATCTCGGTCTTGTTGTGACGGGCGAAGAGCTGCCTGGCCGCCAGTTCGCCGTAGACGGCGTCGTACCACAACGGCTTGACCTCCGGCCGTTCGAGGTATTGCACCAGCGACGACTGCGAGGCGAGCGGCTTCCATCCGCGGCGCTCGGCGATGCGGTTGAACTCCTCGAAGAGCTGCTTGGTCGTGTAGACCGGCACGCGGCAGCGGCGCAGGGCAACGATCTGGCGGCCGGCCGCTTTGGTTATCTTCAGTGTATTCGCATTGCAGAACTTACCCGACACGAGGCAGCCATAGCCCTCCTTGCGATACTGCCGCAGCTTGTCGCGCAGGCGGGCTTCGCTTTTCGGGAGCGTATGCCCGTAAGCCTCGCGCAGTTCCTCGGCTACGGCAAAGATATTCGACCAGATGATCGGCGTGTTGTTGTTGTGCGCGCGGCGCATCGCCTTCTGCGTATTGAACATCTCGCACAGAGTATTCAACACGCGCGCGTTCAGCGTGTATTCGGCCTGCTTCTCCTCCGGCAGATGGTCGCCGCTGGGCAGCAGGTGGTCGTGATAAAAGCGCTGCGCGTGGGCATCCATCGCAAGCGGCATTTTGTCCTGTTTCATCGTTTTTTCGGGATCACCGTATTTTTTCTCGAAGCGGGTGCGGAATCGCTCCGGAAGCGAGCGATATTCGATCAGGGCATACGAGCCGAGACCCTTGCCCGGACGCAGAACATTAATCCGGCCTCGACTGACAAGCTTGTCGTAGTTGCATTTGCTAACCACAGCCTCTCCATCGTCCGACCGCGTCAGCTCGTGCATCGTTACCGCTATCGTATTTCCGAAATATTCCATTGTCGTTTCGTTCTTGATCCCGCGCCGGTATCGCTCCGGACAACGCCTTACGCGTTCGCGGGAAAATCGCTATATTTGTCTGTTCAACTACAAAATTTAGCGATTATGAAAAAAGCTTTTCGTATTAATGTGGTCATATCCTATCTCGATGGAGTCAACGTTAATCAATATCGTCAGCCGATTCTCAATATCCTCACTAACTTCGCTTGGCTTTACGGTCTTGAATATGCGATCTTGACGGATCATGATTTCGGGTTAGAGGACGGAACTGCTGATTTGATTTATTTTCGCTCGACGGAAAGAACCAGAATCTCCAAAAAGGATTTAGCCCGGATCATCTCCGATGTGTTCCGCAATGGACTTTCGTTGTTCTCCGAAGGAGTCGATGTCGGGCGGCAGATGTACAAAGTTTTGCCTCAGTACCCATTTCCGAAACAATATTGCAGGCCGTTGAATTATCCGTATGTGGAACTCCATAACGGGAATAAATCGACCCTTTGCATCTTGGGGGAAGCCCTTGAAGAGATATCAGGCGAGGATGAGCATAAGGATGTAAAAACTCCTGTTTCATAGTCCGGCATTGGTATTGTCTAATTCCTATTCAATGAATCTGCGAGGCTCTGCGCCTCGAATACGATGTTGCCCCAGTCGCGAATCTTGACGTCGGAAAACGTTTTCACGGAACGTCCGTTCCGGCTGATGTCGGCCGTACACGTAGCGTTGTCGAACTCCACCCGAACGCCGTTCGAGAAGGTCTGAATAATCCGTCGTACGCCGTCGGCATCATGCTCGAAATCGGTCTCGCAATTCGGCATGAAGCCGTTCGTGACATCGACCTCGCTTATCACGCGCCCGCCATCCTGCAAGGCCATGCGGCGAATCTTTTCTGCCAGCGCGCTCTGGGTCTGGTAGGTCAGGGCCGACCACAGCGTCACGCGGCTTACGCCCAGCGCCCGCCGGATGCGTGCTTTCTTGGTTGTCGGTAATTCGATATATTTCATCTCTGTCCTGATGTTATAATTCAATTGATATCATGTCGAGAATGTTGCTGGTCACCATGCTGTTGACCGCCAGCACTGCGTTATCGACTCCGTTCTGTCGCATCCAGCGCTTCGCCCGATTGGCGGCTGTAGCCTTGCTCGATCCGTCGGGAATCAATGCTCCCAGTTCATCGTAATCCGCCGTCAATAATTGGAACCAATATCGTTTCATCGTCGGATTATTTTACTTCATTGATGATCGGTCGCAAGGAGCAACCGTAAACCGTTACCAAAGCGTCGGACATGCGTTCTACGAAAGAAGCCGCCGCCTCGAAAACAATCCCCGATTCTTCCGTGTAATGGAATGCGACGCCTCGCGTAATCAGGTAAAAGCAGACTTTGTCCTTGTTGCTCTGCGTCTGCCACTTCTTCGTCTCATCTTTCATGTCGATAATTCAAAATTTTCACTACCTTTATAGCGCCTTAATATGTTAAGACGATGCAAATATAATACGCAAATGCGAATATTCAAAATAAAACGCGAATAATATTCGCTTTTGCGGATAATTTTGAAGCGATGAATATAAACGCCCGATTCGAAGAAATTATAAATTCCTTATACAAAGGAAATAAGCGAGCATTTGCGCAGAGCATTGGTATATCGGCAAGTGTCGTAGAAAATGTAGTTGGGACTCGAAAAGGAAAACCGTCATATGATGTCCTTGAAAAAGTATGCGCAAATGCAAACATATCTGCCGAATGGCTACTGACCGGCAAAGGAGAAATGCAGCGCGAAGAAGATCGGCAGTTAGCCATTCCTGCCATCAAGGAGCAGTTCCCCCTCCGTACAGATCGCACGATTGGAATGCAGAGCGTCCCGCTGTATGAACTCGACGCCACCGCTGGACTGGTGGCCCTCTTCGATGGAACGACCCGGCAGGTTCCTGTTAGCCATCTGCAAATCCCCGACCTGCCGCCGTGCGACGGGGCATTATATGTTCGTGGAGACTCTATGTATCCGCTTCTGAAGAGTGGAGACATCGTATTATATAAGGAGATTCCCTATACCGCGAGCAGTATATTATGGGGCGAGATGTATCTACTGTCGTTCACGCTTGATGGCGAAAATTATATCACCATCAAATACATACAAAGGGCAGACGACGACCGTTTCGTTCGGCTCGTCAGCCACAACCCACACCATTCACCAAAAGAGATTCCAGCAGACTCAATTCGCGCGCTGGCCTTAGTAAAGGCGAGTGTGAGGTTCAACACGATGGGATAGCGTGTCTCGCGCACTTTTTCAAACAGCAAACAGCGGCAACCGTTCAGGTTGCCGCTGTTTCTTAGACGATTATACAAAAAATAGGCGATTGGAATTTGTGAAAAGTGCGTCATTAAGGGGTAGTGTTAATCGCTATTTTCACGCAAAAAAGCCGCTTTTATGGTGCTATATATCGGTTTAGGCGTTATTTCCCGCGCGTTTTTGTCCGTCTAAATGTCCGTTTAACGCATCTTTTTCGTTTTGATTTGCCGATTTTGGGTGTCCGTTTTAATGTCCGCATAAGTGTCCGTTTTAATTTCAAATCAAAGCGTAGGCCTCCAATAAATAGAACCGGAAAACCTTCTCTTGAAATGCTATTTGAACGGCAAAAAAATAATGTCTGAACAGGCGCTCCGAGGAATCCACTGAGAACACATTAGCAGCGTCCAAAATTGCCGCTATATTCACTTGTCGCAGCTTTTCCGCAGGGGAATACAAATAAAAAATCGCCGCCGAAATTTGGCCGTTTCTGGCCGTTTTCGGAGGCGATGTAACATCAGGGGTTGAACACCGCGTTCAAATCAAAGCCGAATGTAACACGAAAGTAACACCGAAGTAACATTTGGTTTCGCGCCGCGTCTGGGGGTGTCGCGCTGCTAACCGTTTAATATATACCGCATATTTTTCCTTCTGTCGCTACTTTTTTTTATACATTTGGTTTTATCCCCCGTAGATTTTTGTTATTTTTGTCTGTCGCGCACGGTGCGCGGCTAAGAATCAAATCAATACGATGATGAAAAAAATCCTATTCCTGATGGCCGCAGCGGCCATGATGTGGGGGGGGGTAATGCAGTAACGGCACAGACCCTCGAACCCGAATTCGAGGGAGAGGTCGTCGGCGTATTCCCCGACGGCTCGTCCAAGAAGCTCGAAA